CTTCCATTAAAGCGCCTTTGAAAGTTGCTTTTTTGCCAGCTTCAAAGTTCTTTTTATTAGATACTTCTAACGCGTCGATACGTTCGTTAAATTTAGTTGTTAGTGTAGAAATTTCAGACTTTAACATTTCGTCTGCTTTTCCAGTAGCGCTTTCTAGCGCTTGTCCGTAAGCCTTTTCCAATTTAGCGTCGATTACGTCGCCTAATTGGTCTAGGTGTTTTTTAGTATTATCTTCCATTATAGAAAAATTAAAAAAGTTAGTTGTTAAATTTATTTATTAAATACTCGAAAACTTCTTGGCTGTTATCCACTGGCTGCGTGTCAATAGACGGCGCAGTAGCTTTAGAGAATAAACCTTTCAGTTTTAGTAGTTCGGCTTCGATACAGTACCCCATTTCGTCGCTTATATCGCCTTTGCGTACAAGTTTAGCTAGTGCATCGTATCTTTTTAAAATGTTTTCCTGGGCTTTTTCGCCTTTAACGTCTAGTATTTTAGCTTGGTCGTTAGCCGCTAGTGTTACGGCGCTTACTTCGTATAGCTTTACTTCCGTTATTTCGCGGTAGTCCATTTTGTTTTCCTTTTGCATTGGTAGAATACCTACGCTGTTTTCAGTAATTACGCCAGCTTTCATTAGTTCGATAACGTCGTTACCTAGTGTAGTCTTGGCTATTTCAGCTGTAAACATTAAACCTTTATCGTCTTCTACTAGTTCTACCATTTTACCTAGTGGCTGCGCCATATTGTGCTGGTATAAGTATTTTACGCGGTGTCCGTTTTCTTTAATAGTCTTGGCGTATGCACCTGGGCGTATAATATCGCTGTCGCTATCTTTGTTATTAAAGTAGCTAGCGTACCCTTTTACAATACCTTTTTTTTCGTCAGCGTCTACTAGTTCGCCTAGTGGCGCGCTTTTAAATAAAATACTCATATTAGAATAATTTGTACAAATTTACGGTTTTTTTATTAGTGTTACTTCGCCACCGTCTAGGGTGTTTTCGCCTTCGTCTATATACTGTAGTACTAGGTTTTCTTTTAGCGCTTTGTCTAGTAATTCTGTTAGCTGTTCGTCGCCTAAAACATTTAAGTAATTTAACGGCGTTTCTAGTTCTGGGTGTAGCGCTTCGTATTTTTCTATAAGTTTTATTAGTTTTTCCATTATATACTTTTTATTAGTTCGTCCCAAAGTTGTATAGTTTCGTCGTATATCTTTGGAAACATAGCTTTAAATACTGGGTTTCCATTATAGTAATTTTCGGCTACGTGTGCTAAAAATTCAGCGTGCTGCTTATAGTAAGAGTTATAGTATAGGTTAGTGTGTCCGTAGCCTACTTCGTTTCTAGTAATAGCGCCTAAAAAGTCGGCGGTATCGGTCCAGTATTCCTTATACTGTTTATCTGTTAGGTTAGGAAATTTTTTACGCAGTTCTTTAAATTTGTCGCCACTTAGTTTTAAGTTTCTATTTAAGTTGTTTTTAAGCGCTGTAATTTTAGGACCGCCCATTCCTACGCCTAGGTCTTTTTGGTATTTTTCAAAATACTTTAAAACTATTTTGTTTGTACTAGCGCCCTTTTTAGACCAGCCTAGTTGGTTATGTATTGCGTGTCCGTATTCGTGTGCTACTATAGTTTTAACGTCCTTACCAAAACGTTGGGTATTTAGTTTTACTTGGTTCCATACGTCGCTGTAGCTACTACTATTTGTAAGTAATAGGTTTACGTCTTTTTGCAATAGTTTAGTAAATTCTAAGTTACCTACGTCGTAGCCTTCTTTTTCCATTTTATCTAACTGCTGCCAGGTGCTATATCCTGGGTGTTCTGTACGTTCTAAGTAGTCGCCTAGCGGTTCGCCTTTGCCTTGGTCTGGTCCGCTGTACCTTGGCTTAGGTTTTGGTTTTGGTGCGCCTATAGTTGCTGCTATACTAGCTACGTCTGCTGCTGTTAGTCCACCAGTTAGGTTTTCGCCAGCTAACTGTACGCCTATATTTTCTAAACCTTCTACAGCTACAGCGTCTTCTATAGGTACTGGTATAGCGGCGCATCTACAGTTTACTACGTTACTGGCGCTGCCGTTCCTGTCGCCTGGTTCCATTAGTTCTTCGCCTTGTACTATAAAAGGCTGGTTAAAAGGTACAGTTTGGCCGTCTGCCCTTGCGTGGCTATCGCGTTCGCGTCCGTCTAGTGCTGTAGACCATTCTTTTTGTAGCTGGTCTTTTGGGAAAATAGTAGTGGCGCTTTCTAGTATAGCCTTATTACTTATAGCGGTGGTTTCTGTACGTATAAACCGTTCGGCTTGGTATTTACTATAGCCGTCGAATTGACGCCGTAATATGCGCGCCTGTTCAGCTGCGCCTAGCGCTTGCCATTCTGGGTCGCGGCTTAATTTGGTCGTAAGGGCTATAAGGGTTTTTAAAGCTGTACCCTGTACTAGTGTTACGTTTGTTTTCGCTACCGCAGCGCCATAACTAGCAAAACTTGTACGCCATTGGTTTTGGTATTGGTCGGCGCTTTCTTTTTTAGTAAACTTCTTATAGTTCTTAAAATACCAGTTAGCAAAATGTAGCCCTGTTTCTTCGTAGTATTCTTCGTAGAATTTAGACAAAAAAGCTACAGGAAAAAGACCCTGTACTATTATACGCCCTTCGTCTATAAACTGCTGGACGCCTTTAGCGTATTCGGCGTTATACCATTTGCGTAGCTTAGCTATATACTGGCGTTCCATTTTACCGCGTTCACGTTCTACGGACGTTTGCCAGACTTGCTTAAACTGTTTACTTATAGCTGGCTTGCTGTAGCGTTCGTACTGGGCATAGCAAAAGGCTACGCGTTGCTGCGTATTAGGAAAGTCCGCTATGCTTTCGGCGTCGCTTACGCATCTAGTAATAAACCTACTGCGGTCTTCGCCTGGTCTTGGTTTAGGCATTGTCTTCTAGTTCAGCTAGCTTTTTGTTTGCATATACGCGCATAGCTTCGCCGCCCCATAAGTTGTAAGCTACAAAACCGTTATCTAGCCAGGGTTCGTCTTTTAGTTTGTCATCTACAGTACTGTACGTTTTGGCGCGTTCTAAATAGCTTCTAGTGCGTTTTAAAACATCTAGGCTAATTGGTTCGCGGCTGCTTAATTGCTGCGCCCTAGCTAGTCCTACGTTCGTCCCAGCGGTTACTACGTTTCTACCGTATTTTTCTATCCAGCCTAGCATACGCTTAGCGTTGTTAGTCGCCGCCTGTGGGTAGTCGTCGTAGCTTTCTGCTTTGCTAGTTTCTTTACTGCTTTCTGGGTGTTCAGCTGGTAGTAGGTCTGTATCGTGTTTGCCACCTTTAAACTTACCATTTTTAAGCGCATATAAATAACTGTTTACGCGCGCCATAGCCCACTGTTCAGGGCTTTGCACTGTTGGTCTAACGCTATCTGGGTTAGTTCTGTAAGCGCCTACACCGCGTTTATATACTTCGTATAGTGTACCTACAGTAGTACGCTTGCTTTCGTCGTCGCCTACTTCTTTGTTATGGTCGTTAGTTTTTTTTTCTAGTGCAGCGTTTAGCCTGTCGCTTATTTCGTCTTTGCTTTCAGCTATAGCCGTTTCGTATTCTGCGTGTGTGTCAAAAGGCATATATACAGTTTCGCCGTCAAAGGTGTGCTGGTGTGTACCACTACCGCCTAGTTCTTCGGCGCGTTCCTGTGCTTCTTCTTCTGTAGTATATACGTCTGTCATTCCTGGTACTTCGGCTTTCACTTCTATACTATACAGCGCTTCTTTGATCAGCCTTTTTTCTTCTTCTATATCTACAGCCATTGGCGCTGGTTCTGGTATTTCTATGTCCTGGTTACTTACTGGTAGTAGGTTACTAGGTATATAGTAGTCGTCCATAGCTGGCGTATCTTCGTCTTTGCCGTAATTCATAACGGCGCGTTTTTCGTTTGGTGTTATCCACCAGGCGCTACTAAGCTGTTGTACTACTTTATCGTTTTCTTCCTGTAGTTCTGGAATAGCTGTAAAGTCAAAGTCTAGATACAATTTGTCGCCGTACATTGGTACCAGCCAGCGGTTCAGTTCGTCGCGTAGTTTTACTAGTTCTGGTATAACAGCGTTCTGGTATAAAGCCTTTTTGGCTTCTTTCATATTGTTATACGTGCTAGCTTCTGTATTGTTTAGTAACTGTACAGGCACGTTAAATATGTTACAAATATCTTTTATAGACGCGTTGTATTGTTCTATTAGTGAAACGTCCGAAGCGTTTAAACCAAAATTAACCCAGCTAAGTTTCTTAGGTGTTATAATAACGTCGCCGCCGTTGTTACTACCTTGGTACTGCTGTCTAAATTTGTCCTTTAACTGTTGCGCCTGTACTTCGTTTAGGTCGCCTTCCTCGGACATAAGTACACCCCTAGCGGTCTGGTTCTGTAGATATTTAACCCCTGTAGTTACAGCTTCGTTATTTGTTGTTAAACTTCTAAGACCAGCGCGTAGTGGGCTTTGACCGTATAAGTGGCTTCCTGTACCGTCGTAGTATGGGTTAAAATCTTTTATATGAAGTATCTGGTCTGCTGGCATAGAATAGTTACCGTTATATTCTATACGGTATTCTTTTACTGGCTGCATAATACCGTTAGATACTATTTCTACCACTTGACTAGGTAGTATATATAGTTCAGTATATTTACCTTGGTTAGGTCCGTTGTCTGGTCCTATACCATATACATAACGGTTACCAGTTAGTTTACCAAAAGCTATTAGTTCAGTTAGCCAGCTGTTATAAGACTGCGCCGCGTTTGGCCTGTCTAGTAGTTGGTGTAGTGCGGTGTCTTTAACTTCTACTAGCGCGTTTTTCTGCAGCATCTTAGCTTGGTACATAGTACTACTATCTAGCGTGCCACTTGTTAGCGCTTTGTATCTTTTTAAATCGTTGTCGCTTTGTTTTTCGTAGACCTGAAAGGGTATAGTAGTAGCCGCCTTGGTAATAATATTTACCAGCGAATATACTGTAGCGTTCTTACGGTAGCCTTCGTCTATATAGCTTCTGTCGTTTTCTGGGTTCCATAAAATACTTTCGCCTAAGTACTGGTATATAGCGCGGTTATATTCGGCTGCTGTCTGTTGGGCGTTCTTTGTTATAAGTTTTGAAATTCTGTCTAATAGGCTAGCCATACTTAATTTTTTACAAATTTACTATTTTTAAATTACAAAAAAGTCGTTACGGTTCTTATATAAACTATATGTACTGTAGCGAAGCGCGTCGCATAAGTGGTTATGGCGGTCAATTGGCGTATTTATTACCGTACCGTCCTTTAGCTGTTGCCAGTAGTAGTTCTGTTGTTCTTTGATTAGGTTCGTACTTTCCTGGCTTATTATTACGTCGAATTCCTTTAATAGACTTATACCAGCGGTTATACTACCAGCGCCTTTTACAGCTGGCTTAGCTAGGCAGTCCATTTGTTTAAGTTCTACTATACTTTTAGGTTCGGCGCTATCGCAAAATGTAAGCGTATGGTTTAACCCTTGCGCCTTTAGAAAGTCCGCTATATCGCGGTTAGTGTAGCCAGTCTTATATAGCAGTTCGTGTACGTATAGCTTGTTACCTTTCTTAGCTACTTTAAGTATAGCTGTGGGGTCGTTCGTAAAGCCAAAGTCTAAGCCTAGGTGGTAGTCCAAGTCTGGGAAGTCAGCGTAAGGTATCTGGGTCCAGTTCTGGAATATTTGACGGCTACTAAATACAGCGCGCTGCCCTTCGCCAAAGACGCGCCAGTAGTCTGGGTCGCGTTCCCTTAGTAATTCTATTTCGCGTACTAATTCAGCTGGTAAAAAGTTGTTATCCTTATAGGTTGTTATCCAGGTTTCGACGTCGTCGCGTTCTATATCTATTAGTTCTGTATAAAGCCAGTGTACAGGGTCCGAAGGGTTGAAGTCAATTATAAGCTGTTCTGTTGTACGCATATTCAGCTGTCTAAAGTCTTCGTAGTGCAGTTCGTTAGCTTCGTTTATAAAGCATATATGGCGCTTTCTACCGCGTATTTTCTGTGGTTCGTCTACAGACAGAAACGATATAGTACAGCCGTTATAAGTAAAGGTGTTTTCGCTTTTGTTATGTACGCCTTTGTAGTATATACCTAGGCGCTGTAGTATTCCTATTAGGTCGCGCTGTACAGAACCTTTAATAGCTGGAAGTGTTTTTCGTACTATATCAATCGTAAGCGGTTTTTGCGCCGTTGTTATACGGTATACTAAGTATTGACATATAGCGTAAGTCTTACCGCTTCTAGTACCGCCCTGGTGTATTTTTATTCTAGCTTTACTATTGAGGGTTTGGTAAAATTGTATATTACAGCTTTCTGTTACTTTTTGTCTGCTGGCTTCCATTCGATTAGCTTGCTTTCTATACTACCGTCGTGGGCTATCTCTTGGCGTTCTATATAGCCGCGTTTCTTACCTTTTGTCTTTAGGTAGAATATAATAGCCGTAGGGTTTTCGTCCCTTATAAGGCTATGAAGTTTACTTTCTGCAAAGTCTAGGGCCACGTTACTAATATCGTCTACAGCATCTTTAAAGGCTTTGTCTTTAGCTATCCATAGGTAGTAAGTTTTCCTAGCTATACCCACTTGCTTACAAGCAGTAGTTACTACGCCTAGGCTTTTTTCTAAGGCTTCTAATAGTGCGGTTTTTTTCTGTTGTGTATTTTGTGTAGCCATATTGCAAAAGTACGTAAAAAAGCTATTCTACCTTTAGACCAAACTTTATTTTGATTTGTGTACGCAGTAAACCGTTTTCTGCTTCCAGTTGTATAACCCTTTGGTACAGTTCAGACTTTTCTAGTTTAAGCCGTTCTAAGTCCCTTTTTAGTAGTATATCTGGTTTCGACATTTGCTATAGATCAGTATACCAGCCTATAGTTACGCCAAATAAAAAGCATAATAACTGTAGCTGGTGGGTATTGTGGTTAGTTGGCTCTTCGCCGCGTGTAAAGCTATCAGTATAAGATACGCCAACAGTACAGCCGTAAATAGGGAAAAAAGTTAAAAACATAGTATTTATTTATTATATTTTTTATAAAGATAGGTATAAAGTTCCCATATTTTAGCGCTGGCTTCTTTATTATTGGTGTATAAATCTGGGCTGCGGACCTTTTTACCGTTGTCTTCTATTACTATTCCTAGCCCTTTACGCGTGGCTACAGTATAAATCTTTATACCGTTTTTAAGCGCCCAGGACATAGCTTGGTGTTTGTCTGTATTCATATTAAAAAAGTTCTGTTTGTTTTACGTTTTCTTCATTTATAGAATTTATAGCTGCGTCTAGTATTGTTTTACCAGCGTTAAAATCTACCATATTTCTAGCTATTTTGTCTGTTCTTTGTTTTCCTTTATACTTATAAAAGTCGTATTCGTGGAAGTCGCATAATCTTTTTAGTTCGTCTTTGCCTTGGCATACGTTAGCCGTTCTGTCTTTTAAATCTAAAGGTATTTTAAAATTACACCAGTATAAGTGTCTACCGCGTTTTTGTGGGTTTAAAAGCGGTTTATAGTACGGTATTACGTTTTCTACTACATACTTACCTTTAAAGTGGTAATCTAGTAGTAAAATTTCCTGGTATAGCTTCATATCTGGGTATATAGGGCTTTTACCATTTGCGCCTATAGACCAAAACCTAGCCCTACTATGAGTAGGACAGGGTGGGCTAGACCATATAAAATCATATTCTTTATAGTGGTCTAATAGATATTGGTGCGCATCAGCTACTACTACTTTGTCGTTTGAAAAGCGTTCCTGGTATAGTTTAGCTAGTTCTTCGTCCCATTCTACGGCTGTTATTTCGTGTTCGTTGCCCCATTTGTAGCGGTTACCGCCTAAACAGGCGTATAAGTTTAGTATTTTCATTAAAATATTCTTTGTTGGTTTTTATGTTTATTTATACGCTTTTTAGCTATATTAAAATAGTTTTCGTCCATTTCAATACCTATAAAGTTTCTATTGGTGTTTATACAAGCTACTCCTGTACTGCCAGAACCCATAGTAAAGTCTAAAACAGTTTCATTCTCGTTGGTGTAAGTTTTTATAAGATACTCCATTAAAGCGACAGGTTTTTGAGTTGGGTGCACCTTACCTTTTTGATTTGCGTTGCTAAACTCTATAATTGAAGAGGGGTAATAGTCATTGTTAAAGTTGTCAATAGGGTTTTTTAACTGTCCGTATGTTTGAAAATCTTTAGTAGGCTGTATTTTTTTATTCCTAAACTTGCCTTTTGTCATTTGTGGGTTGTATACATTTTTTGCATTAAATATAATAATATTTTCGTGCTGTCTTAATGGCATTCTTTTGCAGTTTAACATTCCAACTTTCATTTTTTTATCCCACACCCAATCGTATTTATAATTCTTAATATTACTCATTCTTAAAGCACTACTAAACGGTTCGCTACCAAACAAAACAATAGCACCGTTAGGGTTTATAATTCTATTCAGTTGTTCCCACATTAAACCAAAATCAATAACACTATCCCATTTACAAGCTGTTGTACCGTATGGGGGGTCGGTTATTATAGCGTCAATACTTTTATCTTGTATTGTTTTCATTATGTCTAAACAATTACCTTTATATAGTTCCATTTGTTAAAATTTATGTACTCTAGTCCCAGGGTACGTTAGTGTCTTTTATTACTTCAAAAGTTTTACTGGCTTTACCTATAGGCTTGTATACGCCGCCGTTATGGAAGTCTGGCGCTAGGTCAAACTGTCCCAGCTGTCCGTTTTCTTTACGTTTTATTTTTTCTACGTATATAGTTACTAGGTCGCTTTTGTATTCCGTCTTTTGCCCTACAGACCTAAAGCATACTAGACCGTTATACGCCTTATTATAGAAGTCTGCGCTGCCGCTAATATCGTACAGGTTAGGCTTTTTAAATACGCCGTTATCGCTTTCAATTTTTCTAGGGTGTGCTACTAAAAATAGGTGGGTATTGGTCTGCTGGCAAAACTGCGTTATTTCACTTAGTAGCTTACCTATGTATGTGAAGTCGCGCTGTGCGCTGTGGTCTAACATATTCCAGGGGTCTATTACTAGCACGTTTACACCTTTTTGAAACACCAGCTGCCTAAACGCGTCTAGTATACCTTTTAGCGTTAGGTTTTCTAGGTCTATTTTTATCCAGTAAAAATGTTCTTCTATGAAGTCTTTTGTGTTATTTAGGTCGTCTGTATTACAGCTTTTACCGTTTAGTTTGTCAGCTATACGCTTTATATGACCTTCGTATGGATAGCTTTCAGGGCTAAACATAGCGCATCTAAAGTTGTATTTTGTAGCTATATTCACTAAAACCTGGTCTATAAAGTCAGACTTGCCGCTATTAGGTATACCAGTTACTACAGTCCATTCGCCAAAAGCCATATTAAAATAGTTGTCGCTTTCGCCTAGGTTTATACTATAGTTTTTTATACCGTTTTCGTTGTAGTTTAGTACGTTATTCCATATATTATTTAAATTTAGTACGCCTTCTAGTGGGAAGTTCTTAGCGTCGCTAATAATTTGCCGTAAGGTTTCGCCACCTTTTTGTATTAAAACTTCGTTAGCGTCTTTGTAATCGCCAAACTCGACGTATTTACAGCGGTAAGCGCCTAACCTTCTGGCTAGTTCGTTACGTAGCTGTAGCCCTGGCTGGTCGTTATCGGTGCAAAGTATTATTTCGTCTTTGTCTTCAAAGTACTTATAGCAGTTGTCTAAATAGTCTAGCTTTTGCGTTCCTTTGCTAGCGCCGTTAGGTACACTACAAACGCTGTATAGTCCAGCTTCGTGTAGGCTTAGCGCGTCCATTTCGCCTTCTACTATATAGCAGCGCTTTCTGTCTTTAAGGTTGTCTACACCATAAAATATAAGTTCAGCGCCACTAACCATTTTAAAGTTTTTTTCGGCGTCGCGGTATTTAACGTTAATTAGTTCGCCTTCCCTAAAATAATTAAAGTTGATCGTACGCCGTTTTTTCTGTACCTGTGGTATGTACTCTAAACTTTCGCCTATTTTCCAGTGTACTAGCGTTGGTTCTGTTATGGACCTACCAGCAAACCAGTCTATAATACGGTTATTTAGTTCAGCGTTTACTTTTGGCGGCTTTGTATATTCCTTTTTGGGCGTAAATTTTACGTTACCAGCATAGCCGCAGTTATGGCAGTTATATACGCCTTCGTCTATATTTACGCTTAAACATTTGTCGCTTTTGTTTTTTCTGGTATGGCTACATTTTGGGCATATTGTTTTGGTTTCGCCGCTGTTAGCCGTTAGGTGTATACCTAGGTCCTGTAGTTTCTGTTTGTATTCCATTTGTTTCTATTGTTTCGTTTGCTAACCTACAAAATAATCTAGTGCAAAAATTAGCATTTGTACTGTAATAATATAAATAGCAGCAAAATAAGCAGCTGCTTTTAGTAAAAATTTATGGTTTCTGTTTAGCTTCATATCTTAAAATTTATTTTTTTGTTAGTTAAAATTTATATAAATAACGCTTTATGGCGCTGCTTTTTTCTATCATCATTACTTGTTTTTCTACTTTATTAGTGTCGTTAAAAATAGACTGCCTAGGGCTGTTTATAGTCTGGCTTGTGTATTCTATACTATCTAGGTCGAATACCCAGCAGCCTTTAAAATCTATTACAGCGTAGTACCGTTTTGGTACATCTACGTCTAGTAGCGCCTGGTATTTATATACTTCTAGCATTTTGTCTATATACGCTTCGTTTCTAAATTTAAATTCTATTATACATTTTTGATCGTTCAAGTCTAAGCCCATAGCGTCGTAGTGGCTGTAGTCTTCGCCAGTCCATTCTAGGCGCCAGTCGTCTAAATTCAGTAGGAATACTAACTGCTGTTCTAGTAAGTGTATTTTTTCTATACTATTTGTTATGTGCATAGTCTAGTATTTACTGTGTGCATAGTCTAGTATTTCTTTATATTCTGCTGGCGTTAAATTCATTTTCAAATTAAAGTCTTGTATTACGCCGTTATTAGTATTTGCTTTTACCATTTTAACGCCGTCTTCTAAATACGGTACCAAGTCTTTAACGCCTTTTAGCTTGTTTAAAGCCGTAGGACGCGTTCTAAGCGCGTTTCGTTCCATAAACCTGTCTACATACCGTATACCATTTTTATCGTTGTTACGTAGCTTTAAAACGCTTAAAAAGTTTTCAGACCAGAATTGATCCTGTCTTAATTGTTTACAAACTTCATAAACTTTACGCAAGTCGTAACCGTCTATACGTTCTATTCTGTCTAGGCAAACCTTCCATTTTTCTATAGTGGCTGGCGTTTTAGGTCTATACCTTTTAGGAAAAAGTTGTACGAAGTGTTGGTAGGCTTTTTCGACATTTTCAGACTTCGTACTAGTATTTCTTTTTGTATATGTAGTAATATCTTTATTACTATATATACTAGTATTACTTTGTATCGGATTTTCAGTCGACGGTTTTCCAGTCGACGGTTTTTCAGTAAGCGGTGCGTCTTTTAGTATATAGTTATATGCTACTATCTTACCATTCTGGCGCAGTTGTTCACGTTGTAAATAACCAAAACGTTCTAGTTCAGCTATGGCGCTACGTACAGCGTCCCTACCGTTTTTAAAGTGGTTTGTAATAAAATTTATAGTTATATCCTGGTCGCTTTTGTGGCTAAATAAATAGCAGTAAAGCCCTGTGGCCTGTTGGCTTATACCTTCGTGTCTGAATATAGCATTAGGTACTATAGTAAAGTGGTCGAATTTCGACGGCTTTATAATTCTGTTTAGTTTCATTTGTTACTGTTTCTGTTTCTAAGTTAGCACCTTATAAACGCCGTACCATAGCGTTACTGTTATCAAGCCTAATAATAACCAGGCTTTTGGTTTAATATATCTATTCATTTGTTAGCTGTTTTTATTTTAATTCTGTCAGTCCTTTGATCTGGTCGCAAAAGGTACGTAATTCGCCGAAGTGTCTTATAAAATCAGTAAATTTTATTTTATCGTCTTCGTATAATTCCCAAAGTACCTCTACTAATAAGTCGAATTCTATACGCGTCATTTTGCCGACGTATTCGTAGTTAAATTTAAACCCTTCTGGCGCTGTTTGCGTCCAGCGTACCTTCTGGTTTTCTTCGTCAAAGTATACAGCGTTGTAAATCATTTTTTAAAGTATTTGTCTATGGTTTCTTTACAGTTGTCAAAGTCGTTTAAACAGTGCGCGGACCAGCCATTTTTACCTAGTTCGTCTAGCCATTTTAGCTGTGCTTCTGTTGGTTTATTTCTACCAGCTTTTAATTCAATAGCTAGCCCTACAAAGTCGCCACTAGGTTTAAATACCATAACGTCTGGTATTCCAGCCTTACCGCCTAAATACTTAAATTTAAACCTTTCAAAAGGCGTGCGCTTACCTTCGTTTGGTATATGCGCTGCTAATACTTCTGGGTATTGTGCCGCTAAATACTGCATTACAGCATTTTGTAGCTTGTCTTCTGGACCTAAGTATTTGTGGTAGTGGTTTGGCATATAAATTGGTTAGTGGTTTGGCATCTATATTGGTTAGTGGTTTGGCATTGTGTTATATTACATTCTCGTACTTTAACAGACGGTATTTTATTACCTGGTAGTCTATTTGTAGTTTATTATATTTTTGTACTAGTTGTTCTAGCGTTAGTTCGCCTGTTTTTTCCTTATCTAAAGCTTCTGCTATTTCGTAAAGTTCGTAAAAATTTTCGTCAAGTTTGCTATTAAATTTTCGCATATATGGTAATTCAGCTAAAGCGTGCATAACTGTAGCGTGGTTTTTATCTAAACTTTGCGCTATTTTATTTAAGCTGTAGCGCCCTAAATTTCTACATAAATAATAGTATAAAGCCCTAGCTTCTATATAAATAGTTTGCCTACATTTTAAGCCTAAGTCTATACCGTAGAAGTCTTCCACTAGTTCCCTGTATTTTTGCATTTTCATAGTCCTAATATTATAATTCCGTCGTCGTTTCTTTTACCGTCGTAGCCTAGCGCTACGTCCGTTTCTTGGTAGTACTTCCAGTCTGCTATAGCTTTCTTATATTCCTGTCGTCCTTTTTCTATAAGTTCGTCGCTAAGTACATAGTTTTCAACACTATACGGCGCGTTGGTTTCTATTGCTATAAATACTAGTTTATTTACGTTTAACATATCCATATAGAAAGCCGCCTGTATGTGGTATTTATATTTATATACGTCGCTTAGAAACGCCCTAGGGCTGTTATCCTGGCAAGTTTTTACATCACTAATAAACCCAGCTACTTTATTTACGCAGTCTGGACGTACGCGAACCTTTATACCTTCATATTCTAAATAGTGGCTTAGTTCTTTTTCGCCTAGTACGTGGTCTTTAGCTTGCTGGTTTTTATCTAAATTTTCTAATATTGTAAGTATACGTTTATGATCGGCTTCGTCTAGTACTTCTTTGCCTTCTGCTTTCGCTTGGTGTTCGGCGTATAGTTCTTTACCAGCTTTTGTACGCCTGTCTATTTTTGGTATTATATGGTAGTCTTTATAAAATTCGCTAGGCTCGTATATAGCTGTATGTACAGCAGTTCCAAACGCCATACTAGGAGTGCTTTTAAAGTCTGCATTTAGGTAGTGGTGTACGCTTTTTTTAGCTATCATTTTTAAACCGCTGGCGCTTATATAGTCCTTTTTACTATGGTATTCTGCGTTAGTGTCTTTTACTATTTTCATTTGCTTATAATTAAAAAGCCCAGGCGCTAGGCGCCCAGGCTGTTGTTAAAACCTACCAGGGTAGGTCTGCGCCCCCTTGCGCTACTTTGGTTTCTTTTTGTTCTGTAGGCTTATATGTATTAAACGACATACTTAAACTACCGTCGTCGTTTTTCCACAGGTTCGCTTTATATTGGGTGTCGCCCCTGTATTCGCTTTTAGCGTCTTGTATATCGTCTTGTTTTAGACATTCTACAAGTAGCTTCGGCGTTATTAAAACATTAGCTAAAAGGTTTTGTGGCGCGTTATCGCCAGGGTTAAATAGCCTTACGCCGTTTACATACTTTGTTTTCGTGTTACTCATTATATATTAAATTTTGCAGTTATCTGCTGGTTATACTCTTTTTTCATTTTGTAATTAGCCAGTACTTTTTTAGCCTGGTCTGCCGTACCCTTTAGGGTTGCGTTTAGTTGGTTTTCTGTTAGCCAGCTTTTGTTATCTTGGTTACTAACAGCGTTACCTACTTCGTCAGCACTAGCTATACTAGTGTCTAGTCCTATACCTAAATAGCCTAACGCGCGCCCTAAAGCGCTAGTAAAGCCGTTTTCTAAAAACGACGTTTTATTTATGTAGCTACTATCGCGGTATTCCTGGGCGTGTGCGCTTACCATTTCGTTACCGTCTGGATCCAAAATAGTAGCTTTAAATACGCCTTCTTTGTCGTCTAAACTTACTAGGTCTTCGACTATTCGCCAGCCATTATAGGCGGCTTCCTTTCTAAAGTGTATAAGCCGTTCGTTTACGGTTATATACTCCTTACCTTTTATATTTACTGTTTTCACTTGCTTATAATTAAATTAAAAGTTACATCTATACTAAAGCCAGCCTTATGTAACGCGCGAAGTTCAGCTACTCTAAAAGTTTCTGGGCTATCTAAACGCGTATATACTGTTGGGTATTTGGCGCCTATTAGTTCGCATATATCTTTTAAAGTGTAGCCTAGCTTTCGCATCTCAGCTGTAAATAAATCTTTATACATATTGTATATTTTATCGCTAAACTACAAATAGATTTTAAACTATGCAAACTATTTTTAAAGTATTAAGATAAAAAAAACCTACCCAGCGCTAGGCATACAGGTAGGTTTTCGCAGCAAACAAAGGGGACGTTTTAACTTTGTACTACGGTTGTAAATTTACTAGTAGAAGTAGCCGCTACTGGGTTGTCTTGGTTTGGCTTATGTGCTATTATATTGTACCTATTTGACTTTACACTATATTCTAAGCTGTCTAGTATTAAGCTGTCTGGTTCGCTAAAGTTTGTAAAGTTTATACGTAGTTTATCCATAGGCGTAACGGGCGCGGTTTCATTGTTATATACTGTACCTTCGTACCTAGTTACAATAGTCCTAAAGTCGTCTAGCTGTTGCTTTTGTGTTTGTAATACTGGCGTAGAAGTACTAAGTATATTACTAACATCATAAACGCCTGTATAGTCTAGTACTAAGCCGTTTAGTGGTCTATCTACTTCTAAGTCGCCTATGATAACATTTGTAGTAGTGTCCTGTGTTAGTGTTATTTCATTTGCTTCAGTACTTGGGCTGTCTAAATAAAGTAAAGTATTATCTACATAAACGCCCTGGTAGTTTAGTAAAAAGATTTCTGGACCATAAATTTTTAAAATTACAGTCTGGCTTTGCCCAGCTGCCGCTGGTAGTTTAGCTATACTTATGTCTTGACTTATCCATTTGTTAGCGGACGATATAGCCGCGTCTTCAAAAAAGAAGTATTTTGCTGTAGTAGTCCAGTTATTATTAGCGCTATCGTAATAGTATGTAGGTCCGTTAGTAAAGTAAAGCTGGCACCAGAATTTATTATAACCTGTAGAAGTCTGTAAACCTGTGGCGCTATAGTAATAGCTTAGCTTTAGTTTTAAATCAAAATCTCTAGGGTATAAATAGTTACCAGTAATAGCTAGGTTTGTTGGCGTGGCGCCGCTATTTGTAGCTGTAGTTTTAAAACTACGTACACCACTAAAAGCTATTTCGTCTGTTACAAAACTACCGCTAGATATAGTCCAGTGGTTTGTATTTTGGAATTCAAAACCAGCATCTTCCTTATAGCTTAGGTTAGCTTTTACAAGTTCTGTTTTGTATAGTAAAGCTTTATAACCGCGTTCAGCTTCGCGTGTTAAGTTTTGATCTAGTGGCTGTAAGTCTGTACGTATAGTTCTTAAACCTTCGTAGTAGTAGTCGCCTTGCAAAGTACCGCTGCTGTTAAATCTTTTATAGTATAACTGTTCTATATCGCCTTTTAAATACGCTTGGCGTAGTGCGCCTATACCGCTAGGTACAGCGTCGTTATCGTCTATATAGTCTTTAACGTAGTCTATTACAGCTTGTTCGCTATATAGGCTGTTATTTACTACTACAAATTTACCGTTTGCTTGGAATACCCTACTATTTACGCTTTTTAGTACGTTTTCTAGAAATTCTTTAGCGTTAAAAAATTCGTATTCGTCGCTTAAAAAAACGCTTTCATTTATAAAGGTATTTACATAAGTTAAAAATTCAGACCTATTACCTAATATATCGAATACGCTTAATTCATTGTTAATAATAACGTCTAAACCTAGCCCAGTTTTATTTATTGCAGCGCATATTACACTAGCTAGGCTGGCTTGAATTCTTTGTAGCCCTGTATTTATACTATAAAAAGTGTTATCTACAAAAAGGTTATCTAAGTCGCCTAGTCCGTCTATAGCTGTTAGCTGTATAGCTTGGGGGTTTGGCATCATAAGTTCTTTAAACTGGTCGCTAAGTAGCCAGCCAGTCCAGAATAGTGTATAATTGTCTTGGGTTTCTGTAAGTACAGCGCTTACGCAGTCTAAAGCTTCCATTATACCGCCGTCGTTAATAACTCGGTTTTGTAAAAAAGTTCCTGTATCGTAGTAGCTACCGTTTATACAGTCAGCAGCTTCTACTATACCGCCGTCTAGCTGTACTTTGTTTTTAAATTCGTCGCGTATAGCCTGGGCTACATATACTTCTACTTTGTATTCGCGTTCTGGTTCGTTAAAAAAATCGTCGTAGTTAGTTTCGTCTGTTTGGTATAGGTTTATACTACAGGTGCTACCAATTATAGGGCTATAAAAGTCGTCGTCGCCGTCCCATTTTATTTTAACAGGTTCAGCGCCACCTACTAGCGGTAGTATGTCGCCTGTATAATTGTTTTTTAAAATGTCTAAACGTCTACCGCTGCCTTCGTGGTCTTCAAAGTCTAACCTATATTTTACGCCGTACGCCATATTTTTTTATTTAATTCTACCGCGTTGTTTTTCAGCGCGTTGAAGTGCTACTACTAGGTCTTGACCGTTTAATCTAAATTCGCCACCTACGTTTACTTGTTGGGCTTGACCGCCGCCTATAATATTTTTAAGCTTATCTAGTGGCGCTATTACTTCTGGGTTGCTTTTAGCGCCAGCATATTCGCCCATAAGTCCAAGAGTAGGACCGCTAACTATACCGCCATTAGCAAACGCCGCTACAGCGCCGCTACGTGGTCCACTTTGACCGCCGCCAATATCGCCGCCACCGCCTTTGCCTTGCACTATTCCAGGTACTACGCTTTTAATCATTGTACCCACAGCTATAAGCGCTATACCAGCTGCTATCGCTGTAAAAGGGTTTTTAAAAGACATTTTTATAGCCTTCATAGCTATACCTATACTTATAGCGGTTTTACCTAACTGAATAGCTATGTCGCCTATACCGCCTAATAAAACACCGCCTAAAGCGCCTAATAAATTACCGCCGTTTGCTATAGCATTACCTAAAGCCGCGCCTATACCTTCAGCCATATTTTGCAAATGTGGCGTAATTTCTACACTAGCTTCGTTTAAAATTGTAGCGGTTTCTGCTAGTTTAGTTCTTAGTATTCCGTTACCATTTGCTACACTATTAGCTAGTGCTGTTGCTGGATCTAAGCCTATAGTTTGCATCTCGCCCAGTAAACTACTTCCAGCGTCTAAGTTTAATTCCTGGGTAGTACCTAAAGCATTTACACCAGGTAAGTCCTGAGTAGTACCTAAAGCGCTTACAGCGGCTATAGGTTTTCTAGTTTCGCCGCCGCCCATTGTAGGTAAGGCTGTAGGTGCTGGTGTATTTGACGTTTCTAGTCTTTGTTTTTCTAGTTCTTCGTTAGCTTTTATAGCTTCGTTTACTACTACTAACTGCTTTTTATATACGTCTATTTCGTCCTGTACTTGTTGTACCCTATACTGTCCGTCTTTATAGCCGCGTTTGAAAAGGCCTTGTTTTCTTTTTTCTAGCGCTTCTATTTTTTCGCCTAATTGTGCGGCGTCCATTTGTTCAAGCGCTACTTGATTAGCTTCTTTTTGGCTTTTTTTATACGATATTATAGCGGCGGTTACAGCTGCTATTGCAGTTGCTACAGCTAGTATAGGGTTAGCTATCATAGCTGCGGTTAAAACTTTAAAGCCACCAGCTACAAGTGGTAAGGCTTTTATTAAAGCGCCAAAACCTAAAGACATTTTACCTATTACTATTAGTATAGGACCAATAACGGCAGCTATACCGCCTATAGCTAGAATTATTTTTTTTGTGCTTTTGTCTAATTCGTTAAACTTTTTTGTAATTGTAATAACAGTTTTAGTAAACCCTTCAATTAGTGGCACTAAACTATCTAGTAATACAGCACCTACTTCTGTTAGTGCTATTTTAACAGAATTTAACCCCTTAGTAAGTTTAAAACTTGCGCTTTCAGAAGTAGCCTCAAACGCTTTAGCTGTAGCGCCTTGGGTATCGTTCATAGCGTCAAAAATAGCCCTAGTGCTATCTACACCAGCGCCTAGTAAGTCCATTACACCAGACAGCGCTCGTACATTACCGAAAACATTCTGGGCGGCTGTGTCGTTACCTTCAAATTTTTGTTTAAGTATTTCTAAAGTAGCTAGTAGTCCGTCTTCTTTTAAACTTTGCCTAAGCCCAGCGCTAGACAAACCTAAGGCGCTTAGCTGGTCTTCTGCTTGTTTTGTGGGTTTAAGTAGTGAAGTTAAAATACTTCTAATTTGTGTAGCGGCTTCTGCGGCGCCTGTTCCTGTTCTAGATAGTGCGGCAAAAGCAGCGCCTACTTCGTGGAATTTTACACCCATATTTGAAGCTACAGGAAGTACAGCACCCATACTTTGCGCTAGTTCAGAAGCTTCTAATTTACCTTCTCTTACAGCGCTAACCATAACGTCAGTAGCTGCTTCGGCGTTTAGGTTGGCGCTACCGTATGCGTTCATAGCGGACGTAGCTAAGTCGGCTACAGTAGCCGTTTCGCCTAGTCCTACAGCTGCGGCTTTTAATGAAGCGTTTAAAACGTCTGTAGCTTCTTTGCCTTTAAGCCCAGCGGACGTTATAAAAAATAGTGCTTCTGCTGCTTCTGCGGCGCTTTTACCAGTATCGGTAGCCATTTTTTTAGCAGTTTCGCCCATTTTATCTACGTCAGCTGCAGCTACACCTACTAAACTTTGTATTTTAGTCATAGACTTGTCAAAGTCTACACCTAATTTTAAAGCAGCGCCACCAGCTAAAGCTAGCGGCAAAGTTAATTTAGTAGATAAATTTTTGCCTACAGCCTGGGTTTTAGCGCCAAAAGCCTGTAATTTACTTCCAGCCTTATCTAAGCCTTTAGAAAGTTTACTACTGTCAGCTTCTAATAATATCCTTAATTTTTGGTCTGCCATAGTGTAGAATTATAGCTGTAAAATTACGAAAAAATTAACCGTTAGTATTTTTAAAGTTTGCTACAGTTTTACTGCCGCCAGCTTTAGCCCTTGCTACTTTTTCTAAAAACTTTTCGTAGTCTTCTTTAGTGCTTTTTGGCGTCCCTTTTTCTAGATATATGTCTTGCGGTAGTGGTAGTAATTTGTCTGGCGTTATCATTTGACCGCGCTTTGTGCAGTTTAAGTTATATAACATAGTAGCTATGTAGCGCGTACGTTCCCAGTCTAAATAGTTATTTATAGTGTGGCTTTCGCCTAGCAGCTGGTTTTCGTTCCAGGTATTAGCCCAAAAGTCGTTAGGGTTTATACCTATTTGTCCTATATAATAGTCTAGTAGGTCGTCCCAGGTTAGGGCTTTGTTTTTTTTTGCTGTTTTGTACTAGCTTTTACGTTGCGCTTTACGCCCATATTTAGGTCGTTACCTAGTAGTTTAGTTTCTAAAAGCGCGGCTACTATGTCGTTTAACTGGTCGCCTGTAAGGTCTTCTAACCAGGCGCCTACAGTAAACTTATTATAGTCTATTTCGTTATTATTTTCTTGATCGTTTGCTAGTAGTGCGCTGTAGATTAAATCACGTATAGCGCTAAGGCTTAAACCTTGGCTAAAAATTTCGCCTATTTGGTCTAGTGTTACGCCTTGGGCTTCTGTAAAGTTCGCCCAGAAATTCATACTAAAATGAAGTGTGCGGTTTTTACCGCCTAGTTTTAGAGTGTAGTACCCCCTTTTTCTGTTTGCCATATTAAAAAAAATTAGCCCTAGTTCCTTACGCTAGGGCTGTTAATTTGTTACTAGTTAGTAGCTGCTGTAATAGTACCAGTAATAGTAATAGAACCACTATAAGTTACTGGGCTTTCCATTTCAGCGCTAACTTCTAAGCTGCTTAAAAAACCAGCACCGCTATATAGTTGGTCGCCTGTAGCGGCAGTTCCAAACTCAAAGTATAGTTTTGTACGTGCTAGTAAAAAGTCTGCTAGTTCAGCAGCGTTTTGACTGTCTGTATAGTCTACTAAGCCTTCAAATGAAATTTCGCCACTTCTTACACCAGCTATTACTTCTTGAAAGCCGCCGCTATCTTTAGTAGTAGCTTCTGGTAAATCGTTAGACAAAGATATAGTACAGCTTGTAGTGTGTCCTATATTCGCTTCTGCACCGTCTGTAGACGATACTTTTAGTAGTAAATCTGTTCCGTTAAATACTGTACTAGCCATAAGTCGTTTTATTTTCTACAAATATACGTATTTATTTTTTTTTAATTTACTTCTATAATACTACTTAATTCTAGTTCTAAACTATAAGTAGTTACGCCTTCTGCTGGACCTACTTGTTCTACAGAAGTTACAAAACCATTACCGTTTACTATAAAATTATCATTTATAGACTGCATATAAAATTCTACTTTTTCGCGTGTAATTAGTAAATCTACATAGTCGGCATAGCTTAAACTGTCTGTATAATCTACTAGACCTTCTACGCTTATAGAACCGTTTTTAACGCCTGGTAATACTTCTCTAAAACCTTGGCTTTCTTTGTTAGTGCTTTCTGGCATATCTACATTTAGACTTACGCTTACGTTTGTACTGTGTCCTAGTGGTAGTTTAGCGTCTTCGAACGCATCACGTATACAGTTAATAGCTTCTAATATACCGCCGTCGCGTTTTACGCGTTCACTAAATAGCGCTACTTTAGGATCAATATCGCTTTTATAAAGTAAAAAGTTAGTACCATTTATAGCAGCCATATTTTGTTATATATAGTCAATACCTAAAAAGGTGTGTACGCCGT